AATACCATCAGCAATAGGTTCTAATGAGAGAGGTACCATTCTATAGTAGAATTTCTTCTGTTCTACCATTACCTGTACTCTAGTACCAACAGAATAGGTATTTTCACCGATAGCAATCGCCTGCGTCAATTTACCAGTTTCTGTGTAGCCAACATTTCCATAATAAGCAACTACTACACCAGTATCTGTAACATTACATCTCTTTCTATCCCATGGTGTGATATCATCAAAATCAGTACCACCATTCTTGCCGATAGCATTTGCAAGACGTGTGAACTTATTATTCTTGAAATCAACCTCAACACCATAGATATCAGGATCTGTGTATCCAATATATGTCTGGATATCATCAACTCTAGATGTAAGATTTGTAAGGTTAACTTCATTAACTAATTTTGTCATTACACCAGATGCAACAGATGCGATTGCAATGTTATTAGCACCAGATTTCTGTGAAGTAGCCAATGTGTATTTAACAACTTTTCTTCTAGTTGTCTCAACATCAGATCTACTATCTTTTGCCCAGTTAGCAACAGTGTCTGTATCCTGCTGATTTCCTTCTTCCTTAAGAGTATCAGAGTAACTAACTGTTTCTTCCCATACCTGCAGGTAAGCAGTACCACTTGACATTGTAAGTGAAAGACCACTACAATTAACAAGAATACCGTTAACAAGCAATCCACAACCACTTGCAATCTCTACTGCACCATTGTCATATGTCAGCTTACTTCTGTCAGTAATACCATCACCAACAATCTTTGCAAGCATATTGCGAAGACCAAATTTCTCGATCTCCTGCATTTCATTGAGTTCTACCTCAAGAACTGCCTTTTCTGCTCCGAATACCACTCCAGATACACCTGCTGTGCTCTGATAGTTAGTATACTTGTCAAAACTTGCCATGTCTTAATCCTCCTTATACAAGATTTAATGTGAAACGCATTGTTCTCTCAATTGTCATATCTGATGTCTTGGTAATAATCTTATGATGCTTCTTATTAATCATAAGACCAGTATTTGCTGTAGCAGATGCCTGCCCACCGAAGATACCAAATTCTCTCCATACACCATTACAATCGTTAATGCCGAATGTATGCTTAATCTGGAGAATATTTGTAGGATCTGTTGATGGATTGTAGTTAGCATCCAAGAATGTGATCTCTGATGGCTGAATCTTAACCCTACCAATCTCTGCTGTCAGAACTGTTGCATTAATCTCAGGATCTGGGAGATTAGTATCCCATGAACTTGCACCTGATCCTACTGCCCAATATCCGATACCAGAAAATCCAGGCTGACCTTTGAGGAGAACCATTGCTAATTTAAGGAATGAGTTGACAATGAGATTATGCCCTACTCTTTCCTCAACGAGAACACCATTCTTATAGATTCTGTCGGTGATCTCACCTACCATGTGGACATTGTGTCCATCCACAGCCATCATATGTAATCCCATATGGTCAATATCATGTGATGGCTGCATACCACAGTTATCATTGTACTGCATATCTTATTCCTCCTTTAATAATAATATCTGAAAATGCATCGGCTTCAGCTAACATATTAGTCATAAAGTTCTTGTTTAAAACTGTGCTAGCATTTAGACCATCCCTACTCCATTCACTAGAATAGGTACAACGCATTTTACTCACTTCTTGTATTGTATGTTGTACTATATCAACTAATTTATCATCAACTTCAGTAATTCCGGTTGGATCATTAACTACAAATGATGAGTTTAATACTCCATGACCATTTGTAAGCAACATGAATGTATTCTTACTACTAACAATACCAGTATTATCACTCTCTACTTTAGTCACAACATTATCTATACATCTATCTGTATGTCCAACACCAGATACCTCACTAATACTCTCTGTAATAACCTCATCTATGCTATCGGTATCTGACATCTTATCGGTTATCATTGTTGTATTGGTATCACCACGATTATCCCATGTTGTTGACTTCTTAGATGTAATAGATCCAGTATCATTAGACTTATATCCAATAATATCACTTACTTCTTCATCAACCTCTGCAACATGTATTTCTTTACTAAGTTGCATAGAACTATTCAACAATGAGTGAATATTATTTGTGACCGCATTAAATGTATTCTTAGTACCAACAATAAACTGCTGTTCAACATCCAATGTTCCAACCTTATCAAGTGTCCTATCATCACTACTTGCAATGCAAGTCTCAAGAACTGTATTTAACAATACTCTATCATATATAAAATCAGTATCCTCATATTCATTTGTTATCATAGATGTATTTGTGTCACCATATCCATGATGCCATACTCTTGATTTCACTCTACCAATATTACAATCCTCAACAACTGGCTTAATTACTATGTTATCAACAATCTGTTCAACCTTATAATCAAGATTTGATAATCTTTCATTAAGTGTGAAGCTTCCATTTAATAACCTGTATATATTATTTGTTGATGGATACATCGGTCTCTCATATGCAGGTATAATACCTTCATCCTCACGAGATTCTCTGATAACCATAGTTTCTGTATCAGAATGTCTTACAACATCCGCAATCTCATTTGATATGTATAAGAATTCCAGATAAGCATTGATACCAGATGCCTTAGTCTTATTAATTGCAGTCATGATCTTATCTTTATAATAATGAATACTCTCATTTATTGATAGATCAATAGTACAAACAAATGCACCATCCTTATGTGCATCATATGGTTTATTCAGTATAAATCCAGTATTTGTAAGGCAATTAGTATTGTTTGTGATAGCATCATACTTAGGATCTGTATCATGTGGTATTAACTCATGATCATACTCCCAAGCATCAATGATGTTAATATACTTATCAATCACACTTTTCTTTGTGCTGATTCCAACAGTTACTGCCACCGCATATTTTATTGCTTCTGCAGTACCACCAGAGAATGATGCATATACAATCATAAGCCTTGCACGATAATCATCATATGATTCACCAATCTCCTTATATATACCTAACATAGAACCCCATCTATGCTCAAGGTCTTCATCATATGTTGTTTCAATACCTATCATGCCATAGATGCGGTCAATTATATCTCTAGTCATATTGTATTTAGATGCATATATTGATAGTATTGCATACAATATTGTCTTGTCATTATACACATCATAGATATGAGGGAAATTGCCCTGCATCCTACTTAGTATACCATTGTCACTATTACGCAACTCCATAATATCACCACCTTTACAATACCTTAGTTCCATTTATAATAATGCTGTCTGCTCTAATAATCTGTTCATCAGTAGCAGTAACATTTGCTTTAGGGGAATTCGTAGTAATATCAAGATCATCATTGTCTGCTGATGTAGTGTCGAGTGCATTCAATATCTTCCTCTCTATCTGATTGACAATAAATGACTGGCCAGATGCAAGGCTATTGCAGTATTTTGTAATAACACTTGATATTGTTGCATATTTGCTACTATCAACATCAATAGTAATATTGATATCAATAAGTTTAGTATTTGTAAATACCAGTATTGGTCTTACACCAGATGCCCTATATTTATCAACAACATTATTTATATTATCTATAACTGACTGTGGTGCAGATACTTGATCTGTAACAACTATGATGCCAGTAGTACCATTTCCTTCATATAAACTCTTAACACTACACTTGGTTACACCTTTTATACCATTGATAGCAGATTCTATAGCCGCATCGGTGCATTTTCCCTGCGTTTCCTTTATATTTTGAATTCGCTCTAAGAACTCCTCATCTGTTTCTGTATCGGTTCCGCCATTAATATCTAAGTCATTTGAAACTGAATCAATACCCTGCAATGATTCCGGCAATATACGTATAGCACCTGCATTTATATTGATTAATCCAGATGTTGTACATTGTACAGTACATGTTATTGATACTTTTCCTGCTTTCAATACTGCCTGTGTATCTGTTACCTCAAACTCATATACATCGCCATTGTAATCTGGTCTGGTGGAAACAATATATCCATACGGTATCTCAATATCATTCTTAGCAGGTTCATCACCAGTATAGAATGTCACTTCTGCTACCGCAGGCTTTGCAGGTATTCTTATCATACCAAATATTACTGCTGCCCTATCGAGATCTTCTCCTCTACAATTATTGATGTTCATTACTCTATAAACATATTCTACAAAGTAGTTTGTTGTATCTTCTTCCTCTGCCAGTACCTCAACCAATGATCTTATCACAGAACCATCATTTGCGGCAGTAATACCAACATTCTTATCGATGAGACCTTGTAATGTACTATCAACTATCCCATCATATGTCTTCATTCCTAATTCTTCATTGAATTCCATATTTACACCTCCATATTATTGAAGGTATCAATATAGAGAGAACTGAATACCTCCCTAGTTTTATTATCATCGTCTTCGTCTTCATCTTCATCATCATCATCATCTTCTGAATCCTCATATTGTGATGGAAGATACAGTAGTCTATACTGTACATAGCATTGACCATTCTCACCAGTGGTGGCTGTAACATCAATGACTTCCTGTATACGTGAATCTCCATTTAATATAGCATTTTCACATTCCTCAACAACCATTGATAAGCCAGTCTTACTAGCCTTAACTCTTTTATTATAAATGCTGTTACCAAGATCATTATGATATTTATTCCTGCCAAATCTAAGCAAGATACTATTGTTGACTGTCTGTATTACATCTTCATCCTCATATGTATCTCCACTCATATCACATAGGACTAAATCACCATATTCACTTGCAACAAGGTCTCCGTTTTGACATTTTAAATCAGCCATTAACTCACCACCTTCACTATAATACTAGATAATACAAGCCAAGATCGAAGTAACAGTTACATTCCTATCTTAGCTTTTATCTGCTTTATGTCCTCTTTTATCTCTTTTATTTCTTTTATGTCCCCTATGCCCTCTTCGATACCATCAATCTCTTTAAGGAAATCCCTACCATTAGCAGTTACTGTAGATCCACTACACTTAACATTAGCACCACCAGATGAGTACATCACTGAATTACCAACAGCACATGTAGGCTTCTTAGGATCATATACTCCTATTACACCATCCCTACCACCAGAATCTGATACTACACTAAATGCAAGTAGTCCAGATGGTGGTGTAGATGCAAATCCATATGGTGATAATGACAACATATTCTTCTGTACAGAACCTTGTGCATTATTAATACTAATCGTCTTACCACCATTGCCAGTACTAGCTATATTACCAGGTACTATAGGTCTAGTGAATGATCCACTATGTATATTATTAAGTTCTTCTCCGAATCTCTTCATATTTTATCACATCCTTATTTAAGATTTTTAGCAGCCTTAGTAACACTTGTAACAGATGTACCTTTATTCTGCCATGTTTTCTCAAATGTTGCATCTGCAGGTATCAGCACTAATGTTGCCTTGCTACCATCATCAACCGTCTTAGTGTATGATACCTTCTTGATAAACATTAGTGCATTCATACCTATTGTACCATTTATTACTTGTGCTGTAGTATTCGGCATGAACACATATTTCTTATCCTTATCAAGTCTTACTTCTATCGTGCACTCTTGATTGTTTCTGAATGAATCCCTTATCTTCTTATCTGCTATTGACTTATATTTAGAAGATGCCTTGTCTGAATATTGCCTTGCAGTCTCCCTCTTCTTAATACCTAACTTCTTCATATATGAGTTAGTTGAAGTACCAACAAGATTATACCCACCATGACTATCAGATCCATATACTTTGATTTCTGACTTCATATCAGTACCATCTTCCTCAAGTTTAAATGTCTCAATAGGTATACCAGTCTCTTTGGTATTGTGCACAAATACATGCTTAGGTGATTTATATGTTAGCCAGTCACCAGTATATAATGTATCAACAAGATACCACATCCTCTGCTTGCTCTCAAAAAGTATGTTGTTCATAATAGACATTTCAGATTCACCACATCCAATTGTCAACTTCTTATATGGATCTGCTGATTGAGCATCACATTTGATACCATATTCACCACATTTAGCTGTGATATAAGATTTAGGATCTACAGATTCCTTTGTGTCTGGTAATGCATCGTTATCAATTAATTTCCAACATAGATCCCTGCCAGATAACTTGATATAATTGTCACTACCGATTGTTATATATCCAACAGAATCAAGATTACCAACTAGTATCTTTACTCCATTTAGATATAACCTTACATTATCAAACTTAGAGAATAACCCAGAATATATACCTTCTGGATTCTTAAGTACAAAATCAAATGCATCCGCATCGGTCTCTAAGTCTAAATCTACACTAAACTCAGAAAATCTGAATACCTGATATGTCCTGCCAACTCTATTGCTATCAATTTGGATTTTAAATACTGACTTAATCATACAATCACCACCTTAATCAAATGTACCTTCATCCACCCAACCATAGACATTAGATGAACTATCGGTATGAATAAGATGCCATGGATGTGCTTCACCATTTCCCTTACAATCTGGTCCAATAGTAATCTTTGCCTTACCTGCTCTAGCATTATATCCATTAGCACTAGAACAACTTGACACATAATGTGTTCCACCATGAAAATTCACGATATCTCCAACATTATATGTCTTCTTACCGTCACCATCATTATCCTTTGGTTTTACTTCCTTGACAGTATACTTCTTAAGATTATCTTTAACCTTAGGTTTAGTGTCTGCAACAATTTCAAATGTAGCATGTACACAGTTAACTTCCGCATCTACCTCACATTCAAGATTAACCATTAAGCCACGTTTAATTTGCGTAAATACTGGGTGTGAGACAGTTCCCACACCCTTCTTCTTATATACCTGATATAATTTCTTATACTCATTATACGCATCTAATACAGTACCATCGCTTTTCCGCTCACTAAAGAATGTGATTTTACCAGTGATGACCATTGCATTCAATCCAAAATCCTCAAGTTCTTCACCAGACAATCTTGGATACTTATGCTTTATATATCTACGGTCACACTTCATAGATGTGGTTTCTGGATTATAAGGAAATGTGTAATTTTTATACTTCATCTTATCCATATTCCTTGCTCTTTGCTCTGCGGATGAAACAGAAATATATTTCCTTTTAATCGTAGCCATATCTTCACCACCTTACTTCTTATTTTGAGTAGCATATTGCTTGCTCGTACGTGAATAATAGTTGTTGAGTGTACTTGGTAAACCAGGATTAAGTATTGATTTGGTTGTAGTTGCGTTTCCTGCTTGATCTACATGTACATTAACATTTACATTAGGTGCGGCAACATTAAACGATGGTGTCATAGTTACAGAATCATCAATCTGTATCTGATTGTTTATCTCATTCTGTATTAAGTCATTCATACCTTTCTGTGATAATGCTGCCCATCCAGGAGTATTCTGTTTAACTCTTGCTTCTGCAGCACTCCATACATCACTTGGTATCTGTACTTCACCAGTTAAAGTTGTCTGTGATGAATTTACTGACATCTGACCTGCCGACATATTAGATAAACTATTCTGTAGTGAACTGTTAATATTACCTAACAAATCAAATGTATTTAGACCAAGTTGTGGTGTTTTAACAGCAGACTGCTGTGTCATATAATTTTGTAATGACTCAGGACTCCATGCTGCCCACCCGTCTGGTAACTTAGACTTATTGGTTGTATCAGTCTTATCACTTTTCTCTGCAAGACCTTGTATAATACCATTTTTACAAGCTTCTGACACTTCATTAAGGTTATACGCATCATCCATATCTCCTTTGTAATGTGTACCATCACCTATAAATGTCTGACCTCCGAGCCATGTTTTATATTGCTCGTCAGTACCTGCCCACACACTATACTGACCACTGTTACGTTTATCAAGACTTGCATCATAATATGGACTATCTTTATTAATATTGATAACAAGATCATTAAGATCTGTAGATTTGGCGATTCTCTCTTCTCGTGATGACTGCCAATCACCAGATTTATAATGTGACTGCCACCAATCATATGATCCCTCACCCATATACTGTTTATATAATGAATCAAATGCAAGCCTATCATCACCAGATAACTTCTTGTCATATTCACTCATGCCATTGTCTCGTGATAATACGAGTGCCCACTCTTTTGCATTTAAATCACCAACACCTGCTTCATCAAGTGCTTTACCCAAATCTACTAAATGCTTCGCATTTTTCTCTAACAGACTGAAGTCATAATCATCTTGATTTGATTTGCGTTTCCAATCATCATGTGCACCTATTCCGGTTGTACCATAGTAAAATTGATCTGATGCCCCATCAAATACTTCAGATCCTAATAATGCTGCACCACCTGCTAACGCAGGGTTACCTGTAGCTATTAATGTTGGAACACCAAGCGCTAAACTACCAATGGATTTACCAGTCTGGTTGTATACTTCTGATTTATCTTCATATACACCTTGCTCACGTAAATCATCAACACGTTCATTTTCTTTAATGGCATTATATGCATCAATACCTGCAGGTAATGCGACAGCACCAATACCTAATACTTTATTTATAGTTGATGCATTTTCAAACCCAGTTTTATTATTAGATGTAGGAATAACAGTAGTACCACCAGATCCATTTCCACCAGTTCCTGTATCACCAGTACCAAGTCCTCCAGTACCAACACCACCAGTACCAAGCCCTCCAGTACCAACACCAGTACCAGATCCATTTACAACTACTGCACCTGCAACATTAATAATTGCACCACCTGCAATAGTCAATATCTGTAATACAGATGATATTAACTCTGCAATCTCCGTTGCAACATTGAGTGCCATTAATTTACCGAACCAGTCTATTACATTGGTAATGCCATCAGCTAATCCCTGCAAATCATCTGGTAATTCATCGGCAGAAGCATGCATATTATCAATCATTGTTCCCCAATCGGTAACAAGACCAACCATATCACCATCTGTCGCAGAGCCTAACATCTTAGCTACACCTCCAATAATATCTGGTCCAAGTTTTGTCATTACATGTGTTAAGTCAATACTAAGATCACCAATATTCTCAACTGCATTAGCAATGGCAGTACCATATTTTTTCTCAATAAGGTCACAAGAATCTTTGAGTGCTTGTCTCAATCCCTTAAAATCTATCTTGTAGTTATTAGGATCTGATAAGAATTTGGTTAACTCTTTATAGATTTTATCTGTGAATGGTGATAATCTTTCACCAAAATCTACTTTAATACCCTGTATTAAATTCTCAAATGCTTCTCTTTTACCGAATGATGATTCAAGCAATTGACCATATTTGTTATCATTTGTACCATTTGATTGTGTTGTAATCTCATCAATTACAGACTGTAGATCAACGTCTTCACCATTAAGTAATCCATATGCAGATTTCATCTGATATAGACCAAAGAATTTTTTGGCAAACCATGCCTGCTCTTCATCATTAAGCCCAGACATTACTTCATCCATCTGATCAATGATTTCTGGCATTGGTCTAAGGTTACCACTTAACTGACCAAGTTCATCATATGATTTAGCACCTGCAATCTGATCATATGTAAGTCCACTACCATCTGATTTTGCAAACTTACTGAAATCATAAAATGCCTTAAGTGCCTTCTCTGGTGCTACTTCCTTTTGTGCATCTGTTACTACTGTTGTATCCTGCGTTAATAATCTTGTAAGCAATGCCTGGATACCAGTACCACCTTGTGATCCTTTAAGACCAAAATTACCAAGTACTGCTATTTCTGCAAGCGTTTCCTCAAGCGGTCTATCAACACCTGCTGTGATACCACCTGCGTATTTCATTGATTGTACAACATCTGCTACATCAATAACTGATACATCGGCTGTATGTGCAACCTTATCAAGCATGTCACCCCAATCTTTAGGTTTAATACCAAACTGATTACCAAGGGCAACAGCAAATTCTACTGATTCGGTTGTACTTAAATCATTACCAACAGAGAACTTCATTAACTGCTGTACAATATCTGTGGATAAAATATCTTTCGAACTTACACCAGACTTCAGCAAGTCATTTTGGATAGCTGATACTGAACTTGTATCCATTAAAGAACCTTGAGAATCTATACCATATGTACCCAACTGTATTGACTGTGATTTAAGTTTATTAGCATCCTCTAAGAATTTCTGTTGCTTTGCAGATACTTCATCAAGGTTATCATCATAAGTGATTTTATATTCATTCTGATTAGCCATAACTCCGAGTACCTTAGCATGTTGCTCTGCAAATTCTGCATATGCTTTAACAGAATCAGTAGTAAAATCCCATACTGCCGCACCTGCATCTTTCAGCATCCTCTTTGTAAAATTATTGATACCAGACATTGTTGCATTGTACTGTCGCATCGTACTATTGAATTTATTTAGTTCATTCTCCCAACTATTTAAGAACTCAGATACACCAGTACCCCTACCAAGATTATTGGTAGAGGTACCGAGATTCTGTATAGAACTAGAGACTTTATCAATTTTCGAAGATGCGTTGTCCTCTGCTTCAATTTCTATTAATACTCTTTCATCAGCCATATAGACTATTCATCTCCTTCCTCTTCTTCAAATTCATCTGATAATATCTCCTCATCTCCATATTCATATTCTTCATCAGTACCATTGTGTAGTCTCTCAATCATTTCAGCCAATGGTGACCTTTGTGGTTCTTCATATTCATCATCGTCAATACCTGCAAGTCTGTTATACTTATTGATATCAAAATTCGGATTTACGAATGAATCCCCACCATTGATTTCCTTACCACATCTGATACATTTCTTAACTCCAGAGGTAACCTCATTCTGACAATCTGGGCACATAGATTCGAACTTCTCATCACTATCTATGCTTTGGTTGACAAAGAGCCAGAGCCATTGCTCGTCAGACATTTCTCTGAAAGAAGGGTCTGATGGCAGGATTTTAAATGTACTAGCAATACTGTACTTAAATCGCTCAACGGAGTTACCTCTAAATATTTTTTTAATGCTTCAAGATCCTCTTCCTTCAATATCTCAAGCTTAGGTGCTTTATTTATGAGAATCTCATTATATTTCTCACAAACCCTTTGGATATCCTCAAGGTCTAATAATTCTCCAACCTCTTCCTCTGATGCCGCAACTTTTACCTCAATATCATCTGGAAGTCTCATACAATGATAACACAGTAATCTGTTATAATACAATGTACGATTCTTACCATTATCCTTAGCATCAGTAATAATCTGTTCTTTACCATCAGCATCGATCTTACGTTCTGTATGGTATCTCTCTTCTACCTGCTCATTTATTGTTAACATTTCATCATTAGATAAGAGAACTACTTCAACATCGAAAGAGTCACTCCCATTACCGAGAGTGACAGTTTCGTGTGGATGTTGTCCAGTCCTCATTCTCTTAAGATAAGAAATATCACCAGCCATGACTTATACCTCCTTATTAACCTATCTTACGAGTGAGTGCTGAAATGGTCATCTTCTCGGCAACCTTATCGTTGAGTGAGCCATCTTCGCTAACATCGGTAACAATACAATCACCATATGTTACTCTCTGACCATTCTTGATGATTACCACGTTGAACTGGTTATCGGCAAGGCTGTAGAAATCTACACCATCATTTGCCGCAGTATCCTCAAGGTAAACTCTAGAAAGATCAAGAGTATATTTCTTCTTGCCTTTAAGATATCCGATCGGAACATCCTGACCAAATACATCTACAGGCTTTGTATCCTTGCTGTATTTGGTTGAGTAGGACTGCACACCTGCAATTCGCTTACCAGATACCTCAATGAAAATATCACTACTGGTTGTAATATTAATACCAGTGATAGGTGCGTTATCTGCCATGTTTCAATTCCTCCTATTCTTAATATTACAGCTTCATATGCTGTGTGATTGTGATCGTGTACAACGGAGTTACTACATCGAATTCATAATCAACGAGTGCTCCATACATATCCTGCGGATCTTTGATTACTGTGAGAGTTGCTTCATCCCAGTTCTCAATAATCTCTGCGGCTTCGAACTTCTCCATGTTGATCTTAATGTCACCACGAATTGCCTTTAAGATACGAGTAACATTCTTTGTTCTCTTGTAGTTAGCACGAAGCATATTCTCATTTGTCTCAAGTACATAGTCCGTAATGAATCTTGTAGTACCTTCCTGCCAGATTGCGTGTTTAGATTCATCTGTTACACAAGATGTAACCAATCTGTATACTGTAGGAGCAGTACCCTCAAGATATAACGGTGTGATACCATTATTTGCAAGGATCTTCATTTCTGTCTCAAGCATTGTGCGTGAAAGTCCAGAATATCCTGCCATTGATACACCATTCATAGGAAGTGCAGGATCATCTGTCTCCGTCATAATCAGAGCACCAAGTCCTGCGGCTGCAACCTGCGGATCTACTACTACACCATTGAATGTAGGAAGTGTTGATGGAATGAAGATTCTGTCGCTATCAACGGTCTTACCATATGCAATGAGTGTAGTCTGTGTAGCAGATGCTTCTGCAGGAGGTGCGATAACACCATATCTGAACATGTCATTCCTCTCACATAATGCAAAGTGATCCTTTAATGCTGCAATTGTCTTGGTATCATTACCTTCCGGAATGATAACCTTGATTGACTTGTCTGCCATAGATACTTCAAGTGCATCAGCCATTGCTGTCTCAGAAGACCCAAGAATCATACCATTGATGTAATCAGCACCATTCTGGATGAACACCTTAACAATCTTCTCAACAACTGCATTATCACCAAATGCTGCCCTTGCATCTGCAGTACCAGTGATACCAAAAATTGTGTTCTCTTTGATTGTGATAGTAGAATTTTCCTTCTTAGTGCCGACTACGAGGATACTCTTCATAATAGAAGGAGCAGTAGTCAATGCACCACTAGTATCTGTACTACCAGTAACCTTATTTGCCATGTGTATATCCTCCTTATACTATAATTTTATATGTTTGCTTGATCCATTTGGACAAGTCTACATATTCTTGCTCTGGAATAACTGTCTGTATGATATTAATACTTCTTCTTATAACACCGATATGATAATTATTTGAAGAGTAATCTTCGTGCATATCATACATTATAGTATTTCCAATCAGTTTCATTCTACCAGTTTCTGTAGGATTATTTATGTCTTTAGTAAAATCTAAGAACTTAATTGTACCAGATTCTTCATATTCAATCTTTCCAAATATGTCCTCAGCAATTATTGATTCAAGTAACAACATATCATTGTTATTAGCTGTCACCACATCAAATTGTAGCATCACATCATGTCTTTTACCTACAACATCAGTATATCCTCTTACTTCTGTATCATAAAACTGTCCAAGTACATTGCCAAATCCGATCTTGGATTGTTCTGCACTTACTTTCCTCATAATGATAGATGGCTTCTGAATAGCAGTTAGGTCGCTTGGATACGTAGGTAATATAGGAATCTCCTTGCCTTTGATATTGTACTCATTTGCTATTTCAGGAACTCTATCTGTTAACAACTTAATCATCGTCATAAATAGATTATATTCAATTGCTTTCATATTCTTAATTGCCATTATCCAAACACCCCCTTTACTGCATCAATTATAATTTTTATTGCATTCTCATTCTCTTCTTTCATTGTCGGTCTAACTGGATCTCTCTTAGGAACATTCTCAGATGGAACACCATTCATATGCCATGGAAGTTTAGGATCATCATTGGTTATCCATACTACGTGTTTACGTGTCTTCCTAGATAATGTCTTATCAAATGCAAACATCATATCTGCTGACATTACTAATGGTTTAGTTGCATTAGCACCAAACCCCATCTTTCTTTCCCTAACAACTGTCTCATACTTAAGCTGTTTCCAACCAGACTGATAATGACCGAATTTATCCTGAATTTTCTCAATTAGGTAGTCACCTGCTTCTTCGGTTGCATCATCCAATGCTTCTTCCATACCATGTTTCTTTCTATCAAAACTACGTACTACAGCATCAACTCCTACTACCTTCACTGTTACCATCTTCCGATTCCTCCTATCTAACTAGATTGGATTCGTCACATAAACCATCATGCGGTATATTACCTTGTGGTACATCTGATGTGCTATTTGGTGTACTACCAGTGTGTCTTCTAATTGTTATTAGATACTCACCGATTCTATCCCTAACATTGATTATCTCATACCTATCCTCTGTATCATCAATGATTACTACAGATTCTGGATTAGGTCTCCAATGTTTGACACCTATTTGCTTACCTACATCATTCTTGACTGGTAATACATTTGGTACTGCATACAGATATTTGCCATCGTCATTTTCACCATATTTGGTATCCGATGGATTCACATCATTTGTATAATTGTTTACAATATCCTTTCGCTCTGCTGTTACAGTGATAATCTCATACTCAACATCACCATTAAATTCTCTTAGATATTGATTATAATTTGGCTGCTTATCGAGAGGGAGTGGACTCATTAATGTTATAGTAGTATGCCAGTTTTCTACTACTTCACGAATTGAATCCTTCATGAATTGTATATCACCCTGCGTTAACATCATGAATCACCACTCCTATCCCATATCTTGCCGACATGACCTAGTCTCCATTGCCTATACTCTGCTTCATATTCCCGCAGAATAGATGCTAACATCTTTGGAATGTTAGTTTTATCAATGGTTTTACCATCAACGGCTGTACTGAATTTAAAGAATACTGATGCAGATAATCTGAATCTCTTCAATGCGTGATATACTATGCGATTCTCAAAATACATTTCATCTTTCGAACCATCATCAATCTCTTCTATTGTAATTTGTGTCTCACGCAATGTATCTGCCAAATCAGTTCTAAAGTATTTCTCGATAGTTTGATCATCAATACCATCAGAGTAAGCAGGTAATCCAAAGCTTAATGGCAGATTATCAAGTTTCTGATATGCATTGCGAAGCATACTATATTTTCTCTTTTCAGGATCTGCCATATAGTACCTCCTTATTCAACAAATGTTGCCTTCATTTCACCGTAGCCAACCATAAACTTAAGATCTTCACGTTTCTCATACTCTTCGGCAGAGTACTGTCTCTGTGGCTTGATGCCTGCACCATTGTCAGTTTTTGACCACAGCTTCTTCTCAGAATCCTGCCAAATAGATCCACCAACATACTCAACAATAACTGCCTTACCGTTTGTTGCGGTTGCTTTCTCGTCTGGCTTCTGTGCGGTTTCGCTAGTGTCTTTCTGACCTTCCGTTGCATTGCCTGTTAATTCTGTCGATGCGTTCGGCTGTTCGTTCGACTTAGCCTGCTGAATTGGCTGATTTGCGGTTGCTTTCTCGTCTGGCTTAGTAATATTCTTTGCTTCCATGTTAATCTCTCCTTTCGAAATCTTTATAAGCCAATGGGCAGGTTGCGATTATGCACACCCACCCACCGACAAAACAGTCATTGCTGGTGACTTCATACTTATGTGATGCTCATTAGCATCCAGTAATCTTATAGACATTATCACCGTAAAGTACGGCAAATGTGTAGGCTTCGATAGTACGTACTTCCTCAGCCGCAGTTGCAAAGTTTTCTGTACGATCAAGTCTTAACTCTTCACGTACGCAGTAGAGTAACTTATCCTTTGCTCTTACAAGAAGTGCTACTCCAGGAGTTACCCATGCCGTAATGAGAACTGAAAGTCCTGCAACACCCTTAACATCACCAGTGTTAGGATCAAGTACAATTCCAGGAGGTGTCTGCTCTGCAGTTGCAGGGATCAGATCATCCTGCTGATCAGGATTCATAATAAGATGAGTGAAGTGAACAGGTCTAGGGATGTTTGTTCCCTCTTCCTTGAATAATGCCCCTGCCTTCTTGGCATTTCTAATATCTGCAATTGCAAGTGTACCACTAGTTGCTGCTGCGGTAGAATGTCCTGCACCTGCTTCCAATGCGGCAAATGCTACCTTATTCTTGGTACGTATATGAGCCTTACCAAGTTCCTGTGTGGTATATCTCATAACATCAACCTGATCATCACGAATCATCTGATGTGTAAATCCTGCACGAACACCGTAGTCTTCTGCGGAAATTGTCTGTGTACCTGTTCCAAGGCTTACAAAAGGAATCTCCTGTCCTTCAGTAATCTTACCTACTACGAGTCCCTTATATGTAGGGAATGGAATGTTGTTTCTTGTAAGTTCAAATCTCTGAAAGATTGTCTCAAACTGGGAAGGCTCTTCATTTGCACCTTCAAGCAGTAATGGATTTAATCCATATGCCATTAAGTCAGCAAAATCGGCTCTACCCTGTAACTCAGAGATTCTCATGTTTCCGAATTTGATATCTGCCATGATTATTTATCCTCCTTAAATACTAAATTTGACGAGAACTTCTCCGCCATTAGATGCTGTATTTAATGCGATACCAATTACCTTAGTAACTGTACCACCCTTAGTTGCTACTTTACCACCTGCAGCAGATTCTACCTGTGCACCTGCTGTGATTGCACCAGATGCAGTAAGGCTGAATAATCCCTCTGTTTCTACAGAAACTGGTTCATTAGTCTTAGCATCAAACATTGCAACACCAATAACTGCTGCACTTGCTGCACTTGAAGGTGTAACTGCCATATCACCAGAAACAACAACAACCTGTCCCTTAGTAATATCTGCTGATGCCTTAATCATCTTCTGCTGAAGATTTGTATTAGCATCAAACTCTGCAGGCATTGCACCGATCATATTACCTTCATTGATCTTATAATCCTTTGCCATAATTTAATATCCTCCTCTTAATTATTTGCTCTCTTTCTTGACACCGAACATACCAAGAACTGTATCCTTGATATCGTCTCCGCCAAGATTATTGTACTGTCTGCCAACTGGTGTATTGTTCATACCAACCATTTCACGAACGAATGCAATCTCACTCTGAATAGATGCATCGATTTCTTCCTTGGTCTTACCAGTTACTCTCTTCATGAAAGCATCAACATGCTTCTCGTCAACCTGCTCCGTAATCTTCTGAACCTTGTATGTATCAAGTTCAGCCTGAACCTTAGCATTCTCAAGTTCTGTGATCTTCTGCTCATAGGCATTGATCTTACCCTGCAGTTCTGCGATCTTAATTGTCTCCTGCTTACCACCAATAGTTAACTGCATTTCAGTTACCTTATTAGCTTCGATGATAGCCGATACAAGATCTGGATTCTGTGCCTGCAACTCTGTAACAGTCATTCCATTAATAATTGCATCATATCCAGTAGGATTAAATGCTTTGAACTCTGATACAGTTGCGTTTTTGATAATATCCTGTGCGTTTAATTCAGACATTTTATTGTCTCCTTTCATATTGTTATTCATTTCTGCAACCACTGATATTGCTTTTGAAGTACCCATGCCCTCTGTACTCGGATTCGCCCAGTCTACTGACTGTAACTCTGTCATATGAATAACATCAAGGGTATCGGTATTTCTGATAACATCTGCAGATCCATTGATTGAAACTGTCATAGGATTACCTGCCGCAATACTCTTAGGAACCCATTCCCTAAGTGGTGATGTCTTGAACAGATAGGCCTTTGCAATACATCTAATAGCACCATCTTCCAATTGCTCGGTAATAGCACCAACATAGATACATTGTGGTTCTCTAAATTCAAAACCTACCTTAGATGGGTCTGGATGTCCAGAGAATCCCTGCACTCCAGGAATCAGCTGACAAATTTCATTGACAACATTGTTGCCATAACGTCTGCGATTACCAGAAATGCCTGCACGAATAACCTCAACATTTACAAACTTTGGATCTGGATCATCAGCGGTAATCGTTTCGATGTCGATTCTAGGATCGACTGGAACATTTACCATAGTAGTCTCTGATACCATTTCACAAATCCGACTTTTTGATGTCATGATATCTATTAACTGTTCTTTGGTATATTCCTTAGATTTGATTGCCATTGATTCACCACCTTCTGACCTATTATTTACATCTCAAATCGTAGAAGATTGTTATAAGCCAGTAATATATCTTATTTGAAGTTCATAATATTGTCTATAAGTTTATTCCAACCATCTAACTGGATGCCACTCCATGGCAATATCATTACACCTTTAATAGCTTCTTGTACCCTAGATAATAAGTCTATGTCATTATCAGCCATAGCACCTGCGACCAATTGCTTCCAGAATTTCATCTGGTCATTATATTCTTCAGACATATGACCCCTTGAGTTATCCTTGGCAATATCAAAGTTATCTATTGTATTATTGATATATTGATTCCTTGCATTATACATAGCATTCTGAACCTTACTACTCCTGTCACCAGATAGATAATCTTCCATTGATTCATCAGTCATATACTCTGCATAATTTATACCAAGTCTGTTATTTATTCTTTGATACATCATATCTCTACTATATATTGTGTTCAACATATTTGCTCTAAATAATAGACCTCTACTTATTGGCTTATCCCATCCATCAATAAATGGAAGCCATACACACCTGCATCTTGGATGTGCAGGTAATTGTTCTACATCATCTTCTAACTCATATATTGATCCAATTCTTTCTCTACAGTAATCACATGTCACAGCTGAATATTTGAATCCATGCCAGTATTTCTTTATATTTCTACCAGATAGATTCTTATATTCAATAAGCCTGTTTACAGAGCCAATATTATATGCTCTACTTAATTCAGTTTGTGCTATCTCCTCTGCTTTACTTCTATTAACATCAAGTATTCTCTCAATAGCCGCACGTACATTTGCTTTATTCGCTTTTCTTTTTAAAAAGAGGTCACCGAGTTCAGACCGTATTCTCTCAATCTTCTGATTATTATGACCTTTTAATAATTCAAATGCATGCTCCTCGATGTATTGTATTGTATCCTCATCATATTCTTTATTACCATTCTGCTCACTTAAACCTTGTGTAAATTTTCTTGTCACTTCTATACCTATGTCAATCAACTCACCCATATTGTCATAAGCAGTATCATAATATTGACCTATCTTATCTACTAACTCATGCTCACATTGCGAGAAATATATATCATATACTCTCTGTATTGAAGTCATTAATACCTGTATATCTAATACTTTATTGATATCAGTCTTAACACAGTTCAATACTCTATCTATATGAGCATCTGTCAGCCTTCTTAAATTAAATTTTATATCTTCTTCAAACTGAAGATTCTTTATATCGAATCTCTCTGCTTGTTCGATGATATAATCTATAATAAGTTTCTCTTTTTCCATAATTTACCGTCCTTTCAATAAACTGCAGAGACACAGCAACTTTGTAGCAAAGAAAGAAAACACTATACAAACTTTGAAGTTTTTCGAAAAGAAAAACATTATATCACATTAAATAAAAGATAAGGACAAGATGTTATCACTCTTGTCCCGATCTATTCTTGTTTATATTAATCTCTTTTCTCTTCTGAATTGATTACTCTTGTTGTATCTACCCTTCTGGCATCATTTCTTCTTCTCCTATCTCTATTTCCATGATCACCTTCATTATTTGGGTTCGCTGGATTATTCTGTCTACTTGTAAATCTACCGCCAAGAGCACCTGCAAAATCACTATTGTCTGTTAACTGTGCAAACATTTCTGATTCTTCGATAATTTGTTGTCTCTCAACATCCCAGTTATGTCCCATATTCATACTGGCTGTTCTTCGTGAACATAAGTTCGCACCAACTTTGAGTACATATGTCTCTGCCTTAGTCTTCTCTGACATGGTATCAATCTCTGGGAATACCAATTGTCCATCATCAATTGTTGCTATATCTCCACCTGCACATGCTATTACAACCTTATGAATATCAGTGAATGCTTCTGCAAATGCATCCTGCCTATCTTGTGCAAGATGTGTAACAGAGAATGTATTCTCATCACCATTTGCTTCTGATTGATTAAATAGCATATATTCTGGGAATGACATGCCTGCACTAATTAATCCACGCAGTATTTTATCATCTGCCGATGGCTCAACAATATTTCTAGATGGATCTAATACCTGCCACTCTTCCTGCTTGTTATGTACTGGGTTACTACCAATGGCAAAGCCCGCAAGGTCATTAATTCTATCCTCAATAACCTGTGGATCATCAGTATCAATAGTAATATCAAATATAGGAGATCCATATAACTGATGTATTGTAAGCCTATCTCCTACAAAGTCCATATAATCCTGTACTAAGTCTGATGACTGGTAGAAATCTGATGTACCATACACTTCACCAGTAGAATTATTGAACTTGATGTGACACATGATACCTTTACCTTGAACCTTGGCTGCACCTTTAAGTCCAAGTGATCTTCTAACCTTCTGTATGATACCATTATTAACACCATTTGAAAACTCAATCTCATTAAGGTAGTTCTCTATTGGCATCATATCAAACTGCTCTTCATTACCAGTCTCATCATTCTTGTATGTGATGATGTATCTATTGATTTTATTAACATCCCCTGGATCAAAATCTATATCCACCTGTCTTGATTCATAGAATGATACAAGTACATCACCAGTATCCTGTGGATATAAACCAATAAACACTTCACCATATAACTGTGCATCAGTACCAAGTGAGTTAAGTTTTCCTCTTAGTCTATTGACTCTCCAGAATCTGTCAATAATTTGCTTTGTCTTATCATCATATACCCACTTGATACCTTTACCAAATACAAGTGCATTAAACTGGTTGATACGATTTTGTAATAGTGGATTTGCCTTCCATAATGTCCACATATTATTGTGGTGTGTCTTTCGTGATGTATCATATCTATACACCACCTGTGCAGTTGTGTTAAAATGACCAGATGTTTTACCAGACTGACCTGCAATCATTTCTTGTACTGCAGATTTTACTTTCTCATGGTCATATTGTATTTTACCATCAGCACCCATTGTGCCAACAATATGTTTGCCACCAAATAATACCTCAACGGAATCTGGTTTTCTATCTGGTATTTGTGACATATTATTACTCATAATTTACCTCCTTTTATTTCTATGTTTGCTTGTCCTATTTCTAGGGGCAGCATTTGTAGCAAATTTACCATTGCTTAATGTTTGTGGAACATATATTCCAGACTTAGTTCTAGTAAACTGTTGTCTTGGATTACTAATACATGGAGCAGATCCACCTGCAGGCAAGTACTCCGCACCGCCACTTGCTATATCTGCATAGATCTTTGCATGTAAGAAGTGGTCTGGACCAGTATTAACATAAGTAATGAATGCGTTACCAGATTTAGTCTCGGCTTTCTCTGCGGCTATATTAGTAAAGTGTTCGATAGCCATATCAACCTTTTCATTTTGTAAATCATAGCCTGGGAGTGTTAGATTGGTATCAGATACCTCATCTATTACCTTATCTATTGCTTCAGACCTACCAACAGTAACAATCATTTTCTTATCATCCCATTGTATATCTGTCTTTGCAGGTGGAGTTGCATAATAACATGCATATACTTGATTTGTTACACCAAGTTCCTTTAATTCATCCCTAAGTGAATAGTATCTAGTGATATCTGGTCCGGCATCACATACTACCTTCTTGACATATTTCTTATATTTGGAAATATGTCTTGCAAGTGCCTTAGGGTGTTCTCTAGGATCTGATTGGTCGGCAATATATAAGTCAATTAGTCTATGGTGTTTATTATGAATCCATAGGTATGATTGGGCACCCCAGTCAATACCGCAATAAATTCTTTCATTATCACCAAGTTGTCCCAATCTGAACTCATTTTTACCGCACTCTTCCATCATGGCTATTGTGATTGGTATATCGTCACCGCCATATGATTCACCAAGTACCTCGTTATAGAAACGTCTACGAGAATAGGCAGTACTATTTTTCTTCTTCATAATCTCTTCTGCGGTCAACCAACATACCATCAGCTGATTAATATGATATCCTCTAAACTCTGGTCTCTTCTGTGGATTGGTTGCCATCCACCTACCATTAGTTCTAATTAATGGTTTCCCACAATGAGGGCATCCATAGTACCAATCAGGTTCATTATCAAACTGTCCAGAATCTATAATGTTGTCCATCGTTAGTGGTGCTTCATATCCACAATGTTCACATTTTACAAACCAATAATGTTTATCTGATGCTTCCCATTGTTGGTCAAACTGTATTCCTGGCAATTTAGGAGTACCAAGTGTCAATGTCTGTTTATATTCAGAGTGGGAAGCACCTTCACCGATAACTGTTTCTACATCATCTGGGTGGTCTTGTCGTTCATCATATACTACAAAGTCTAATGATATACCTCTGGCAGCATCACCAACTGTATCCTTTCTTGATTCCCATGTACCACCAAGAATATAGAAATTGTATGGCTGTAATCCATTAGCATCTTTCTCCTTAAGGAATTTACGCATTACCTGCTCTGAATTATTAGCATCATTCCAATTCTTGATATATTCACTATCCATGATTGCTGACTGTAATCTCTGTTTAGCAAATTTCTGTGCCTGTGCTGCTCGTGGGAATGTGTGCAGACCAACAGTATAAGGATGTGCATCCAATTTATTGAGTAGCCAGTTCATTGAGAACTCTGACATTTCACATTGTCGACCTTTCATAAAGATGATATTTTGATAGTCATCTCTACATGGCTGTAATAGATAATCTCTATTTTTAAATGAGAATGGTTTTCCCTTCAATATTCTATTTTTCTGTATCCATGATACTGGATCAACTGATGCTAATATATCTAATATATCTTCTTCTGTCATTGTAGATAATGCAGACATAAGTTGTTGGTTAATATCGACACCATCATTTAATATAATTTCATCATTTGGCATCTCTATACCTCCATTCATAACCACCATCATTATAGATATTATAATTAGGAAATCCAATAATTTCTTTCATATTACACATCATGTATCACCCCTTCTCTTAATTTATCGATGATACCGTAACTATCTCCACCAGTTTTCATTGCTTCTGTCAGTATATCTGTTAATGCAGATTTTACATTAATATTGATTGTAGTACTTTTGTTTTGCAATAATGATGGATCATTCTGGATCTCAGCAAATTTCTGTGCATTCAACATAGTTTCACCATATGTATTAATAGCATCCAACATAGTCTGTTGTACCATACGCATATCCTTAATATTATTGATCTGTATGCCACGCTTCTTTGCATCACCCAATAATTCTGCGGAATCCTCAATCAGTTCAGATAATCTGCCGACTAGGTCTACTTTCTGAATTTTTGCCACCGATTTATTGAATTCCTCTGTCACCATCTGTTGCTTTGCTTGGAATATTGGTGTCTCTTCAATTTCCTTTTGGATGACTTCATCTCTCTTCTTACTATACTTAGTAATACTAGCAGGTGAAACGTAATACTCGTCACCGAAAGATTTTAACTGTTCAGAAATCCATTTTGGACCCTTATTCTGATTTAACCACATATCAATTTCATTTCTATATGGACTAGTTTCACAGGCAAGAGCATACATTCCATGATTTTCCTTTACTTCAGCCAATTGTATTTCCTCCTTTCATCACTATTGACCGCCCATTATTTTACAAATATGATGAGGTCTTTGATTTCCTTGATAAATTGCAGACCTTGAGTATCCTTATCTTATTTTATATTCATCATAATACTATTGTGTCCGCAATATCTTCACATGGATGATAGGTATTTGCTCTTCATATGTAAATATATAGGATATATAATATATGTTCTTCTGTTGGAATCTGATGGTGTTATATAGGTATAGAGTCCTTATGTATATAGTATTCTCTCATGTTAGATATATATTATAGGTAGAGGGGATTATTCCCGCCCGTACCCACAGCCCACTTGACAGCCCGCCCTACGTGTGGTATACTAGTAGTGTAGTAGGGCGGTGGGGGCAGTAGCCCACCACTACCTATAGTACGGTGGTAGCGCACATTAGGGGCGCACTACCTATAGTACGGTGGTAGCGCACATTAGGGGCGCACACATAGGAGGTACTATTATGGCACAGGATATGGTATTACAATTATTGGACATGCTACAGCATGGCACTATTGAGTGCATCACCATAGGTGGTATGGATATCACCTATAGTCCGGATACGGATGAGTGGCTGTTCAGCCATGGTGGGGCATGCACATCATACGATGATATCTATGAGTGTAGTGGTGTAGTGCTGGCACTCATCCAGTAGGCACAGTAGGCATGGTGTGGTGGGTTCAATTCCCACCATGCCATCCAGTAGGCACAGTAGGCATGGTGGGTTCGATTCCCACCATGTCATTAATAGGGCGGTGACTATATATCTTGACAGGTCGCTCATTGTATGATATAATGGATGTAGATAGAGGGCGGTGACCATCACCAGACCGCATATGGCGGAGAATAGGAGTAATTATGATGAGAGCAAACAGAATTACAGTACAGGCAATCGAGAACGGATATCGTGCAACATTCTATCGCACACATAGGACTATCGGACAGATAGACAGCATGGATACCAAGTGGCAAGCAGATGCAGATGCCAATGCAACTACCAACAGGGAATCGTTCAGAGCATGGATATGTGAGCATAGTGCAGAATGGGATATCGAGTGGGATTCCGGCAAGGCAACACAGGCATGGGATAGGAAGTACAATACCTACATGACAGATGAACAGGTAGCAGAGGATACCATCACACTCATCACTCATACACTGGACAGATTAGCAGAAAAATGCAAGTACGACATGGAGATAACAGGACTGGAAGTAACAGCAGTATCCCCAGTAGACACAGACCTCACATATGTAGAGGATGGCAGATATACCAAGTCTGGTGCATGGTGTATGGCACAGATAGAAGTATCAGTGACAGTAGAGATTGCGGGACAGACAATGGACATGGTATACATGGTCAACATGAAATCTGGTCAAATATGCAAGCCTAAGACTACCATCGCTGACTGGAATGAGTTGGTAGGCAAGGAGTTGGAGCTGAATGGGATTACCATAAAACAGGAATCTGACAGCAAGACAGCATAATGAGGAATAGGTGGATGGGTTTCACGTGAAACATCGTGCAGAGGGTTCGATTCCCTCTGACACCAATCGGGTAGGACTATTGTCCGCCTAGAATGTCAATAATGAAAGGAGTATGGGATTATGAGTACAGGTACAGAAGGTATGTACAGAGTAGTGATGCACGATGATAGTATGAGAGCGGGGATATATGCTAATAGGATTATTGTTGACTGGGTATCTAAGGCAGTAGCAAATAGTATTGCTAGACATTATCAGAAACGAGTACCTTATGGAATGGATATATATTATGAGATAGTCAATAGGGATACCATAGAGCCAGATATTTTTTCCTATTGGATATAAGTATCGCATCATGAATACTTATCGATAGAGAGGAGTAGCCTTCTGATATCTCTGATACTACAGTGCTGAATATATGGGATATGGTAAGGATAAAGATATTACAGTAGGACTAAGGATTCAGTAAGAATCGGATATCTCCAATCGAAGCAGTATAAGGCTCAAATGGTGCTGACAAATACAATCCATAGGGATCGGGATTTCCAAGGAGTGGTGGATATCCACTCAGAGGAAATAGAAGAAATAGTGAAATGGTACTGCCACAGTAAATCTAGGCCGAATAGAAGGAGTGGTAACTTGACAAACTGCGGTCTGATGTGGTATAATGGAATCGAATCGAAAGGAGAGGTTGGATATGGTGGAAATGGTGGAAAAAATGCTTAAGGAAATGATGGACAAATACCAAGATATCCGCAGAAATGGAAAGATATTGGTTGATATTCAGGTTCCGCAGATAAATTCTCGGATTATGAACATCAAAGCGGAAGATGGTACAATCTGGTACTGTATGATGATGGATGGCAAGGTATATGACATAGTAGATATGGATACTCTAGAAAAGATGCCAAGATATACAAATACAGAGGATATATGAATATGAATAATCTAGAGGAGAATTAGCCGACATGAAATACTTGATATTCTTGTTACTGATTGGATTGGTTAGTGGAAAGATTAAATAGGAGGTTATGACTAATGAAATATAAGGGTACAAGAGAGTTTAAGGAGTATTTGAAGTACAATGAGAAAGGTAGAATAGGTGATGTGAAGGTACTTCTCACAGATAAGGGATGGTTGGTACTCAAACAGGAAACAGATATCAACAAGAAATTATTCATCTGTAAGAAACTGGATATAGTCTTGGATTGGATGGTAAATGAGGGAATATTGGATGAAACAAGATTCAGACTAACTTCATATCAGAAAGATATCCTGCGACAGAGAATATGGGAATTCATAGGAACTGCAATATTGTGTGGCATATCAATGAGCATAATGTTCGGAATATTTATTGCTTGGTTTCTATGATTCTAGGTCGGATGGTAAATGGTGGCTATGGTCACTTGTAGGGTTCGATTCCCTACACGACCATTGGTGATTAATTATCAAATCACCATCTATCACACAGATCGATAAATACTACTTGACAAAGGTAGGTCTGATGTGATATAATGTAATTACAATAAAGCCAATGCTGACAGAGATTCAGCGGAAAGGAGATTATTATGGCAAAAATTTATGACAAGGTAGGTAACAAGATGGGATTGCAGGCAATCTGCACAGAATTGGTGGAAATCACCACTATGGATCAGAAGAAAATACTGGCGGATGCAATCGCTAAGTATGAGTTTGACAATTCACAGATGAAACTGGCACATGGAATCCTTGACAGCTACAGACTTATCGAGAGTACATCAGAACAGGGACAGAGAGTGAGAAAATTGATGGATAACATCATGACCAAGTATCAGAAGAGTACTCCTGCAGGTGCTGATGACCAGTTAATCTACAGAAACTGCATCAATGACTTAAGCAAATAATCTTAATGGTGGGTGGATACACATCGTAAGGTGTGGCAGGGTTCAATTCCCTGCACCACCAATTGCCAATGGGCGGAATATTAATGAAAGAATAAAGGAGAAAAACATGAAATACTATAGAGTTAAACCGCAATACGATCAAAAAATGCAATTAAACAAGCAAGGTAAATATGCCGGGTTCTATATTGCTAATGAATTATATACCGAAAAAGAAGCCGCCCGGCAATACCTAAACCCGGCTTTTATGGAATTGGTGGAGATATCGAAAAAGAAAATATATTGGTTTTTCGGCGCAAGATTTGAAAGTATGGAGGGTTAAACAATGAAAGATCATAACAAGATTAGCTTTGTTCGGGAGTATTGCAGGTGTCGCAGAATACCATATAAAATTAATAAAGAAACGCTTTACATTGACAAGCATTATTTTTGCTATTCCGTGTATAATCTAACCTATTTGGATCTTATACAGGCAATAGACAAGGCTTGTATTTATGATAGTGTTACAACATACTTTGTTAGCTATATAGGAGGTTAAAAACATGAACGACCTAGATATTCTAGAGAGGAGGAATAGACATGAGAAAATTGATGAATATAGAATTATCTAAAGAGAAGGGAGATGATTGTATGTCAACTGGTATTGGTCAGATTATCGCAAATAATCCGCAACTGCAAGAGTTTGCAGAAAGATGCCTGTCACAAGTATTCGATCTGTGCAGATATGGAGATTTGATGGCGGATGATATTTGTGAGGATATGGGCATCACAGAGGATGAAATGTATTGGATGTTTGAACAACTTGGATATTCTAGAGAGGAGGAATAATATGGGCAAGACAAGTGTTGCACAGATACTCGTAACAAGAGATAGAATCTCAATGGAAGATGCAATGATTAGAGTAAATGAGTGCGTAAGAAGATTGCAGAATGAAGCAATTCCAACTGAAAATTATGAAGCGGCTATAGATATTATCGCTGATGAACTCGGACTTGAACCAGATTATATGATGGATCTATTGTAGGAAGGAATAATAATATGATTTATTTCTATGGCAGTAGCAACAATAAAAATGATGATAAAGGTCAACTGGTATTATCAGTGATAATCATCGTAGTACTGGTATTATTCTTTAAGTGGTTATTCTAACAACCATTCCAACACCACATCGGAGAATATAGTATTGACAGCTTAACTTCGGTGTGGTATAATGTAATTACAATAAAACAACGCAACCACCAGTGGTGGAATTAAGAAAGGATGGATTATTATGACAGAGAACATGAGAGCAAACAGAGTAGCAGTCAAGGCAAATGGTGAGAACTTCATCGCAACATTCTACAGAACACATACAATCGTGGCAGATATTCACAGCGAGAATACAGAGTGGAAAGCACCTGCTGATGGTAACAAAGCACTTATCAGAGAGGATTTCCGCAAGTGGATCACAGAGAATGCAGGTGTATTCAATATTGAGTACGATCCTGCCGACAGAAGAGCAGATAAAAATGCCCGCAAGGCAAATTACACCACAGATGATGAACTGGTTAATGATGCAATGGCAATGTTACTTCCACAGATGCAGGATTTGGCAGGTAAGGTAACAGAGAAGTATCCTAACATTGAGTGGGGTGGAGTGGCACATGATGAGATTGTACCATCACAGACTACCGGATCTGGCAGGGATCTCTCAACAATGGGAATTACTGATGGCAAATACAATAAGAGTGGCAACTGGGCATGGGTAATCCTCAAGTTCACAGTAACTATGAAGTACAGCGGAAATGAGGTATATATCCCTACAGAAATGCAGTTGGTATCTGGTCAGTTGAAGAAGGCAGATATGGGCATTCAGAAGTTTACTGATGCAGTAAAGGCAGAGATTATCACCGCAGGACTTGCTACAGCAGAGGAAATTGATCCACCTAAGGAGAAGAAGTCTAAGCCAGTAAATCTCAAGAAAGAGGAAGTTGCCAAGGAAGAGCCAGTTGTTGAAGAGACACCTGCACCAGTAGAAACTCCTATAGAGGAGACACCTGCTCCTAAGAAGAGAGGTCGCAAGAGAAAAACTACTAATGCAGAGGATTCATTGGCATAATGGTCAAGTCGGATGGGATCAACCTAGAAATTAATGGTGACACGATTCCATCCGATATTTATATTAGAAAGGCAGGTGAGATAGATGATCAGTAAATTAGTAGCATTATTCATAGTGCTCTGCATAGTTGCAAAGAGTGCAAATGGTAAGGTTGACAGCATGAGAAGAAAGAAATGGTTTGACGAGGAGTAATAATATGCTATTAACAGAATTTAGAGATACACGCAAGATATCACAAGATGGCAAATATACTCAAGGTGACCTAATGAGAATTATCAAGAAGATGGTCGCAAGAAGAAATATATCATGTGATTCTAATGAGGAAATATCAAATTATATCTTCAACTGCTTCTCAATAAATGGAATAGTCAGCACGTACAACCAACTGGGCATAATAGAATGGATTATTATGATACGGCAGATGGTCGAAATGGAGATATATGAAAGGAGAAGATGATTGATATGGTATTTGGCTTAGGGGAATTAGACCAAGCATATGAGACAGAATTTGAGCAGAAATGTAGGGAAGTACAAGGATACTACTCACAACCTGTTGAAAGATGTACACTAGATGGTGAATGGACAAAATCTGAATTGAAGGCAGAAATATATGATGTATGCGTAGAAGTTATGACAGACAACCTGCTCAAGAGATATTATGGCAGGGCATTATGGAATAAGGATCTACTCAAGTTACAGTATATGTCTGAACAAATTGCAGGTGAAATAGATGTAGTAGAAACCTATAATAAGGTATATGACAAGAATCGTAGTAAGAACCAGTTTGGAATAATCTTCTACGATGAAGCAATCAAGAGTATTATATTAAAGAAATTAAAGGAGAATCTGGTATCATGAATATATTGATTGGACTTACTCTGATATGTGTGATATACTTTATTGTTTATATAATACTTGGGTGTATCGCATATAAGGAAAGGTATGAGAGAAGGCAACTTGAACACAATATTAATACCATGCAGGACTTACCGGAGAAAGAAGTTAAACAGGTAGAAGTAGTAATTAAAGAGGATACATGGGAGCATGTACAAATCGAGAACTTGAAGGAGAAAGTAGATATACTTGCATTGCAGGCAGAGAGCATATCAAAGGATATAGATAAAACAGAGGAACAACTACAGATCGAGAGATATTCTACGATAGGTGATAAGGCAGAAATAAATAGGCTAGTGAAGTTATCACTAAGCCTGCAGGCAAAGAAGAATGATATTGAAAATAAGATATTGAAATATAATAAAGACATCATAAGTATAGCCACCAAATATTACAAAGCAAATGTGTGTTAACCTGTTCATTATGTGTATGGCATCCGCAGGCACGAACACAAACTAATGACCAGACAATAGTTAATGTGGATACCATGCCTTATGATATAAACCTTAGAAAGGAGGAATTGAGCCATGAATATTGGAGACAAGATTTTGGTCAATGAGCAGGTATCGGAGATTACAGAAATATCAAATATAGTTCCAGTCCAGTATAAGGATGATGGGAATGAAACTTGGTATGAAGTATGCGATGCTATGAAATCAGACCAGAGATTAGTAACAATGAAGAATACTTCGGGAAATGAGATCAATATCATCATTAACAAGAAACCAGAATCAATGCAATTATTGCTAGATCTGTTATAATCTTTTATTTAATGTGATATAATGTTTTTCTTTTCGAAAAACTTCAAAGTTTGTATAGTGTTTTCTTTCTTCGCTACAAAGTATTAGATTCATTACAGTCTGGTCGATTGGTAAGAATTGAAAGCAGAACAAGGTAACTGTAGAGAAATAAAGACTTTATCGGATCTCTTGGTATAACAATATCAACAATGAAGCCTTTAAGGTAACAACTCAATCACAAACAATCACAATAAATTAATTAAGGAGGAAATTACAATGAGTGAGTTAACAAGAAGTAACAGAATTACTGCATACTGGCAGGGAGAGGGTATTGCTGTCGGAGTTTTCTATAAGACACATACCAAGATTAAGGAAGTATATTCAAACAATGCTGATGTATTGGCTGCAGGATTTGTGTTCCCGCAGGGTACAGAGGAGAATCCGGTTACTGCACAGGATAAGTTAGCAGCATTCAAGACATTCTTGCAGGTAAATGCAAGTGCATTCGGTATGGAATATGATCCAATTGACAGACGTGCAGATGAATACAAGTTCCCTAACAAGTACAATGAGGAGAATCTTCCGGAGTATTCTAAGCAGATGGCTGAGAAGGCAGTTGGTGATTGCTTAGATAAGATTCAGAAGAATGTGATCGATGGCAGTCTGGTTAAGGCAGGTTTATTTGCTGAGGGTACAGAGATTGGATTTGCAACGGGTGATGGACAGATCGATGTTAAGGAATCATATGCTAATGGCAACATCAAGTATGCAAATGTTTCTTATCCGATCATCATTTCAGTTGGTGATGCAAATCATGAGACAAGTATCAATATTGATGTAGTATCTGGTCAGCTTAAGAAACCTCGTGAACTTGCAGATGGTACTCCGCTTACACAGACTGGTGTTAAGACAGTTCTTACAGATGCAGGTATCCTTCCTAAGTTTGAGAAGCCTACAAAGGCAGAATCTGCTGACGAAGATGGTGAGGAAGTACCGATGCCTGACGAAGATGGTGAGGAAGCACCGATGACTACTGCAGATAATGGTTATGAAGAATAATTAAATAAGCAGATCTTAAGGTTCTGGGTTGATAGAGTATGAAACGTCAACCCAGAATTTGTATAAAGGATGTGACAACTATGGATGAAAACAATTTAGGTATAAGAGTAAATAGAATAGCAATAACTGTAGACAAGGAGTATGATGAAGTAAAGATATCTTTATATAAAACAAATGATCTATTAGGCACATTTACTGGTGATGATTTATCAGATCTTCCACAATTCTCGCAATCAGGAGTTTCTCTCAAAGCATATCAAGCATATTGTAAAGATTATATAATTGAATTATTGAACAATGATGGGATACCAGGATTTTATTATGAACCAAAGGCTGAAAGTAAAGGAGTAAAATATAGCCCAGGGGAATTTAAATCTGGTATCAAAGATTATATATCTGATCTTATAGGAGATAGATATGAGTTTAGAATACCTATGAATGAAGAGATTACAATAGTCGAACAGTATAAGGACAAGTTTATTAAGGATGCAACTGGTAGATTTAATGTGAAATTGATGTCAGAAGATGTAACATTTACAGTATTGGGCGAGATAAAGTCTGGTCAGT